TATTAATGATCTTACAGATGGTTCAGCGGATGGTGCAAGTGTTGGATTAGGTACAGACGCACTTAAAAATGACAATGGTGCTAATGCCAATATAGCTATTGGCACTCAAGCATTATGTGCAAATATTGCAGGACAACATAATGTTGGTATAGGTTTTTGCTCTTTAAGAACAACCACTGGTAGTTGTAATACAGCCGTGGGTTCTGGATCATTATTTGTAAATAGTTCTGGTATAGACAATACTGCTTTAGGCGCCTTTGCTCTTTGCTCTAACGTATCTGGTAGTAGAAATGTCGCTATAGGCCATTTGGCTATGGCAGATAATACAACAGGTACTGGAAATACAATAGTAGGCCGCGGAGCGGCTCAGCTTGGTGTAGGATCATTTAATAATACTGCAGTCGGCGAACAGGCACTATATGCCAATATAGCTGAAAATAATACGGCCATTGGGAAAAATGCTTTACATTGTACTAATGGAGCAGGCGCATCTCAGAATACAGCTGTTGGTTTAAACGCTGGATGTAATATAACTACTGGTAAGCAAAATACTGTACTAGGCTATGGTGCTATGCGTAATGGTACTACTGGTATGTGTAATATAGCTATTGGTATAAATGCATCAATAAACGGCCAAGTGCAACAAACAATTGCAATTGGTCATAGCGCGCTATGTTCAAATACTGGTGGTCATTGGAACCTTGCAATTGGTAATTGTGCCATGAAACTCAATACCAACGGTAAATATAATACAGTTTTAGGTACAAATGCAATGTGTGCTGGCATTAACAGCTGTGAAAACGTTGCTGTTGGATATTTTGCACTAAAAGATATAACAACATGTATAACAACAGGAGGTTGTAACGTAGCTATTGGTTATGAGTCTAGCAGGTGTGGTACCACAATAATTTGTAACACAGCTATTGGTTGGTGCAGCTTAAGTGAAAACGTTACTGGCGACTATAACGTAGCAGTAGGTGCCACCGCATTGCTGAGAAACGTGTGTAGTCATAACGTAGGTGTTGGTGTAGGCGCCTTGGCGAACAATAAAGGCTTTGGCAATATTGCTGTTGGTAGTTCAACTCTGCAGCAGACTCAATCTGGACATTATAACGTTGCTGTTGGATATTCTGCATTAATGTGTAATACAACAGGGGCAAGTAATATAGCAATCGGTCAATGCGCTGCGTTTTGTAATACAGTAGGCAATGGTAGAGTTAATATTGGTGATATGGCTGGTATCTGTCACATTCCTACACCCAGCTTGGCTGACTTTGCATCAGTTGCTATTGGCTATAGATCAATGGGAGGTAATCAGTCGAGCACAGGAGCCAGTAACGTTGCGGTAGGTTCAATGACTTTATTGTGTGCTACATCTACTACTGGCAATACGGTCTTGGGTGCAAATGCAGGGAAAAACTTAACAACAGGAGGTGGAAACGTTTTAGTTGGCATGTACTCTGGTTTTAACTTAACTACGGGTATGCTGAACACAATTATTGGATATAATACCTGCCAAGGAACGGGGTTATGCAACGTTACTGTTATTGGTAATCAAGCTGCAGCATCCTCTGGGACAGCCTCAAATGAAATTACACTTGGTAATGCTGATATTACTAAAGTTAGAGTTCCAGGTCTGAATGGATTCGAACTAAGAGATAGTGGAAATAGTTTAATATTTAGTTTAAACGACAGCGATTTAATGAAACTAGATGTAAATGGCAACTTAACACTTAAGGGTGATATCACAGCGTTTGGAACAATATAATGCCTAATATACCAAGTTCAGGCGCTATAAAGTTTAGTGACCTAAAAACCGATTTTGGTGATACTTCTCCATCTTCTATTAGTGAATTCTATAAAGGTGGAGGAAAAGTACTATCTACAGTTGATGGTGATACTATAAATTCTAGTGTTCCGGCTTCTGGAGAAGTAAGTCTTAGTGATTATTTTAACGCTAAAGGATATTTTGTTCATACAATATCGGCTAATGTAAGTGATGTAGATTTACCGTCAGTTCTTTCAACCGCAGGATGGAATGGTTCTCAACCAGTATATTTAATAGTAAATGCAAATATATATGTCTATGGTCTACCTCGATCATCTACAATGTCTCCTGGAATCAAAATAGAAAATAATACTTCTAATCCGTACTATATAACAATTAAGAATAATGGATATATTTTTGGAGCTGGAGGAACTGATGTTGGAAATGGAGCTGCACCTACCGAAGCTATTAAATGCTCTGGATCAAATGCTGTTTACCTTACTATAAAAAACACGAATTTTATTAATGGCGGCGGAGGTGCAGGTAAACAAATAACCAGACAAACATCATCTAGCTCAAGTCAGTACTTTGGCGGCGGCGGTGGCGGCGCTGGCGGCGGCCATGGCGATGGCTTATTTTATTTTAATGGCAGTAGCTCATCAACACAAGCTCAAAAAGCAAATGGAATAACAAACGCTGATGGTGTAGAAGGACAGGAAGGTGAAGGTTCAGACACCAATACAACTAGTGGAAATTACTATGCTCTAACAGGTGGTGGTGCTGGTGGTGGTGCTGGTGGTGGTCTTTACGATGGAATTCGAATTGGTGGTGCACAAGGTGGCGGCATGGGTGGATTTGCCAGTTTGCCTACAGTATTTGGTAATTGGTCCAACTACGATGATGGCCCCAGTGGAATTTCTCTAGCTGCGGGCGGAGCGAATAACAATGCAGGGGAAAGTGGTATATCTAGCGGATTTAATCAAAATGTATACTCTTCAGGACAATTTGGCGCAGGGGCCGGTGGAGGCTGGGGTGCTGATGGCGGAAATGGAATGCAGTATTTTTGGAATGGAACAGTAACTTCAGTGCATGATACTAATGCTAGATATGATGGAGCATCAGCAATTAAAAATACTAGTACGGGTGGATCGACTACAGTAGAATCTGGACTAGGTGGAACTATGTATGGAGATGTTACGTAATGGCGAATATTATTACTAATGATTCAGCTGAGCATTTTGTTATACCATCAGATTTTAAAGATGGATATCAAGTAATATCAGAAACTATAAATCCTTTATTAAGTACATATGATTCTGCATTAGAACAGTACAATGAAAAAATACAAGAAAAAGTAAATGATACTAGTAGATATCTAAAGATTAGGGCATTTAATCAGGTTGGTAATGCGCAAACTTTCTTTAATTATGAATCTCTTGACGATCTAGATGAAAACACTAATTTTAGAATCTGGAATTCAAAAGCAGCAGCAGAAGCATTTGCTACTAGTAAAACTGATTTAACTACTAAAATAAATGAACAGAAAATTATTGAAAATAATAGATTGCAGACCTCATCTGAGGTTTCCCTTGCAAGAGCTACTAAAGACTCAGCTGACGGAACTCTTATTTTAAACTTCATTTCTGTAGAATAATCCTTCTTTTCTAAATTCCATTTGTTATAAATAAGAATAACATATGGAGCAGGGGCGCGCGCGTCCGACAAGCGAATCAGAAGGTATTCTATGGCCCAGTACGAAGAATTTTCAATTGACCAAGGCACAGATGTTGCGGTCGAAATACACTGTATAGATTCAACCACAAATTCTGCAAAGGATTTAAGTGGATATAGTATATCAGCAAAGTTAAAAAAGACTTACACTAGCGATAGTGCTGATACTACGAATTTTACATCTATAGTCGTCGCGCCACCAACAAATGGCGTAGTAACACTTTCCCTCACAAATACTCAAACAGATGCTTTAAGAGCTGGACGTTATGTATATGACGTTGAGCTTTCTTATCAAGATAGTGGTTCTAATACTATAATTGAACGGCTGCTTGAGGGTAGAGTTCAAGTAACCCCATCGGTGACGAGGTAAATTATGGTAAATAGAAATTTAACGATTACTGCTGGAAATACCACTATAGTAAAAAAGATTTCTGTTGGTAGGCCTGTAAGGGCAGTTGTACCAGCAACATCAAATATAAACACCCTCGTAGGTGTTGATACAACATCAAAAGTAAACGGTAGCGTTTTAGTATATAATACAACAACTGGTAATTTTGAAGCTACTTTAGATTTAGAAAATCAAAACGTAAATGGAGGTAGCTATTAATGGCCGCTACAATAAGAATAAAAAGATCAACAGGTGTCGCGGCTCCATCGTCTCTCGCCACCGGTGAAATAGCATACTCGGCTGGTACAGGTACTAGCGCAAATCTCGGAGATAGGCTATTCTTCGGTAAAGGAGATGACGGATCAGGAAATGCAACATCGATTGTATCAATTGGTGGTGAATATTTTGCAAGTATGCTTGATCATACACCAGGAACTTTAACAGCATCTAGTGCTATTATTACTGATGCCTCAAGTAAAATTGATGTTCTGAATGTAGATAATATCACAATTAATGGTAATACTATTAGCTCAACAAACTCCGGTGGAAATGTAATACTCGATCCAAACGGTGCAGGGGTTATTGATGCTAGTACATCTAAAATTACTAATGTAACTGATCCAGCAAGCGCACAAGACGCTGCTACAAAAGCTTATGTTGATACAACTATAGCTGCAAACAATGATCTAGACATTGCAGGTGATACTGGCACGACCAATATTGAAACTGCAAGTGAAACTCTTACATTAGCTGGTGGTACAGGTATAAGCTCTGTAGTTACTTCAAACACCGCTACGTTTAACCTAGACAATACCGCGGTAACCGCAGGTTCATACGGTGGTACGACAGCCATTCCAGTTATTACTGTTGATGCACAAGGTCGATTAACTGCAGCCTCAACTGCTTCAATTACAACTACTCTGAGTACAGCAGGTAACTCTGGTTCTGGATCTGTAGCTCTTGCTTCTCAGTCTCTTACAGTTTCAGGTGGTACTAACTTAACTGCATCTGCTTCTGGACAAACAATTACTGTTGACCTAGATGGTGATGTTACTGGACTAACATCTCTTACAGTAGATAACTTAAAATTAAATGGTAACACTCTAAGCTCTACTGATGGATCAAATACACTTTATATTGATCCTGCTCCTGAAGATTCAGACGGCGGTGATTTAATTATCCGTGGTAACCTTCAAGTTCAAGGTACTCAAACAATTATTAATTCGAATACTTTATCTGTTAATGATAAAAATATTGTTCTTGCTGATTCAGCTGCTAACGGAACAGCGGCAGATGGAGCAGGTATTACTGTCGGCGGTGCTCTGTATAGTGGCACTAAACCGGCTATTACATGGGATAATTCGAATACAGCCTGGGATTTTAATTACGGTGTAAATATTGAAGCTGGTATCAACGACGCCAACACTATTACATTTAATGATGTTAAGATCATGGAAGCCATTGAAGATCATTTAACTTCTAACTTCTTCTTAGCAGGTGAAGGTATTGATCTTACATATGTAGATGGCTCAAATCAAATGACTATAGCTGCAGAACTTGCTACATCATCTAATAAAGGTGTTGCTTCTTTTAATGCTACTGAATTTAGTGTATCATCTGGCGCAGTATCTCTTGCTGTAGTTGACGGCGGCACATTCTAATAAAACAGTCTGGGTATTTTTATACCTGGACTTTAACTCACCTTTTTTAAGGATCTAAAATGACAGCTACGATTAAACTAAAGAAGTCCTCTGTTTCGAGTAATGCTCCAGGGACTAGTGATCTTGATTATGGTGAGTTAGCCATTAACTATGCTGATGGTAATCTCTACTATAAAAACTCCTCAAATGTAATTAAGAGCTTTGCTGACTCTGACAATGTTCAGACTCAGATTAACGCTGCTATTACTGCAGCTGGTAGTTATAACGATGCATCAGTTAATACACATTTAAATCAAAGTACAGCAGCTTCAGGGGAAGTTCTAAGCTGGAGCGGATCTGATTACGATTGGGTTTCTGCAGCTGATTCTACTAAAATGCCATTAGCTGGTGGCACGTTTACTGGTGACGTAAAACTCAATGATAATGTCAAATTGTATTTTGGCTCGGATAGCGATGTAAGCATTGAGTACGACCCTAATACTTTTAGAATAAACGCGGGTGGTTTTAATGCTCAATATCAAGCTGGAAATCATTATTTTAGAAACGCAGGCGGATCGGTAAATGCGCTGGTTATCAACCCAGCGGGTGCAATAACATTAAAGCATAATAATAGCACCAAACTTGAGACATCTAGCACCGGTATTTCTGTAACGGGCGGCGCGACAATAGGCTCAGCTTTAACTGTTAACGAAACAAACATTACCTATAATCAATCAGGTTCTGGAAATTTTCAAATAATATCTAATAAAGACGTAGACATGAAAGTGTCTAATTCTGATAGAATAACACTTCGCGCTACTGGTGCGGTAGACTTATATCATTCAGGCTCTAAAAAGTTTGAAACGACCTCAACAGGTGCAACAGTAACAGGTACACTTGCAGCTACTGCTGTAACTGGCGATGGGTCTGGATTGACAAATTTGCCTTCCGGTGGCGCTTCGAATATCGATGGTCTCTCTGATGGTAAATCTCCAGATGCAACTTCTATAGGATTGGGATCTAGTGCTCTAGCAAACGACGATGGATCAACAAACTATAACACAAGCGTTGGTTATCGATCGCTATGTAGCACAACAACCGGTGAAAGAAATACTGCCCTAGGTGCTTGTGCTTTACAGCTTAATACTATAGGTAAATGTAACGTTGCTGTTGGTTCATACGCGTTACGTAAAAACACCACCGGGTGTCAAAACATTGCTATAGGTGATGCATCATTATATGGTAATACTACTGGTAAATTTAATACAGCTGTCGGCGGTTCGGCTTTACAAAGCAATACAACAGGTTATGGTAATACTGCTATTGGTTACCAGGCTTTAACAAGTAAAGTTACTGGTAACAATAATACTGCGGTTGGATGTAGAGCTCTGGCATGTACTACTAGTGCTAGTTGCAATACAGCTGTAGGTAGAGATGCGGGATTAAACACCACTACAGGGCAGTATCATGCATATTTTGGTGATGGTGCAGGTTACACTACCACAACTGCTTCATGCAACGTTGCATTAGGTGCGTTTGCAGGTACTTTTGGTAACTGCGGTCAAAACGTTTCTATTGGTACTCATTCAGCATATTTCTGTGGGGTTAATAACGTTGCTATCGGTCATTGTGCTGGTAAAACAATTAAACGACATGGTAATACTATAGTCGGATCAGATGCAATGCGAAGCGCTACTACTTCTTGCTGTAACGTAGCCGTTGGTTACTTATCAATGAGCTCTGTCACAACATCTGAAGGTAATACAGTTGTTGGTAGCTTTGCATTATGTAATCTAACTACTGGCACACACAACACTGCTATCGGTAGAAGTGCTGGCGTTTCTTTAACAACTGGATCAAACAATATTGTATTAGGTTGCTGTGCTGATGTATCTTCAGCGACTACATCTAATGAGATTACTCTAGGTTCAACAGCGCACACAGTATTTCGTCTTCCCGGACTACAAGCAGGCGCATCCTCTGGTCACGTAATGTGTTACAATGGTACATCATTGGTTCTAGCAGCTGCAAGCAGCGGCGGAGCATCTGCTATCGATGATTTGTCAGATGGTAAATCGCCAGATGCAACTTCTGTAGGATTAGGATCTGGTGCTTTAGCAAATGACGATGGGTCTTCTAATTGTAATCTTGCTGTAGGTATTAACGCTTTATGTGCTAATACCACTGGTTATCAAAATACCGCTATAGGACATTTAACTCTTGGTTGTAACATTCAAGGTTATCTAAACACTGCTGTTGGTTGGTGCTCCATGAGGTGCAATAATACAGGTACCGACAATGTTGCGATAGGTGCTCAAACCCTTGAAACTGCTACTAGTGGATGTCAAAATGTGGCTGTAGGTAGCCAAGCTATGAAGAACACTACAATCGCAAAAAGAAACGTAGGGGTTGGATTTTCAGCTTTAAGGCATAATACTGCTGGTTATGGTAATACTGCGGTTGGCCAAAACACATTGTACAATAATAAATGCAGTTGTAACGTTGCTGTGGGTACATTTTCTTTGATGGCTCAAACTACAGGGTGTCATAACACCGCTGTAGGTCATCTTTCAATGAGAATGAATACTCTTGGATCTGATAACGTTGCTGCGGGTATGTGCGCTCTATTTACAAACACTACTGGTAAGTGTAATGTTGCGGTTGGAACCTGTGCATTATTTTGCAATGCACAGGGATATGGTAACGTATCTATAGGTTATGAAGCCAACAAATGTGGTACTAATACTAGATATCAAGTATCTATTGGATGCCAAGCAGGATATAACAGCACTAATACATCTCCAAGCACTACTATAGGTAATCAAGCAGCATGTAGAGTAACTACAGGGTATGGTAACTCCACTCTTGGTCAATATAACTATCTAGGCACTACAACAAAATACGGTGTTGCAATTGGCTGGCAGGCTCATGAAGGTAATCAACCCGGTTCACAAAACATTGCTATCGGTCATAGAGCTATGCGCTGTGGATCTTCTGGCAATTCAAACATAGCTCTAGGTTCTTCTACTCTTGATGCTCTCACTACAGGGCATAATAATATAGCTGTAGGTGGAGGAGCTCTAGGTTCTGTTACTATTGCTCACCAAAACGTCGCGCTTGGTGATTGTGCATCTTATGCTAATGTAAGTGCATGTTATGGTGTTGCAATTGGTTCTTGTTCTCAAAAAAGTTTGACCACTGGTTATAATAGGAACGTTTCTATTGGTCATTGTTCACTTGCTTCATTAACTACTGGTTATCAAAACGTTGCTATTGGGGGATGCGCAGCTAGATTAATGAATGGAAGCGCAAGAGGTAACACAGCGGTTGGTAGTTCAGCTATGTTGAACTCAACGACTGGTATTCACAACGTTGCTCTTGGTGCTGAAGCATTGTATAATAATGGAGCAGGTAAAGGTTCCAATGTCGCTGTTGGATTCGGTGCTGGTAGATATAACAATGCTGATAACAATGTATATGTTGGATATGGTGCTGGCTATTGTAATACTACTGCTACCGGTACTACAGCAATCGGTAAATCAGCTTTGTGTAATAACAAGACTGGAAATAATAACACTGCTGTTGGTCTATATTCTATGTATCTCACTACATTTGGTAGTCAAAATACATCAATAGGTGTAAAAGCATTATGTTCAAATACTACTGGCTGTTTTAATACTGCTGTTGGGTCTTCTGCATTATGTTCAAATACTACTGGTTCAACTAATAACGCCTTTGGACAAGAGGCTTTAAAATCTAATACAACAGGTGACATAAACGCAGCATTTGGTAATTTTGCACTTCAATTAAATACGACTGGTAAATGTAATGTTGCTATTGGTGGATATAACCTTTGTCAGAATACAACAGGATCTTGTAATATAGCAATAGGGTTTAGATCACTAGCAAGTAATACATGTGCTAATGCAAATCTTGCTATTGGTTTTAACGCTTTATGTGGTAATACCACTGGGAGTTGTAATACCGCTGTAGGGTATGGCTCATTAAAAGCAAACGTAAGTGGTAAAAGAAACACTGCACTAGGACACTGTTCTTTAACCTCTAACCAAGCAAACTACGGTACAGCTGTAGGATATAACGCATTAAAATCAAACGTGTGTGGTGCTAGGAATACTGCGGTTGGTGATACTGCGCTGTCAGCAAATACTACAGGTTGGTTAAACGTAGCTGTTGGTATGCAAACCTTGGGTGCTAATATAACTGGTTCTTGTAATACTGCTGTAGGGTATGGCTCTCTGAGACAATCAAAATGTCAACTAAATACTGGTTTTGGGTATGCAACTTTGTGTGTTGTAACAACTGGTAGGTGCAATACAGCGGTTGGTGCAGAGGCTGGTAGGACCATTTCTAGTGGATGTAATAATCTAACTTTAGGTTATAATGCTCAAGCAACATCGGCTACAACTTCTAATGAAATCACACTTGGTGATGCTAACATTACAGCAATGAGAATACCAGCTCTAAGCTATAGTATAAATAGTGGTGGACAAGTAAGTGCAGTTGACTTTAATGCTACATCAGATGTAACACTCAAAGAAAACATTGAAACAATTGAGGATGGTTTAGATATTGTTAATAGTATTAATCCTGTTAGCTTTACTTGGAAGAAAGATGGTAAAAAGTCTTACGGTGTCATCGCTCAGGAACTAGAACAGTTGATTCCTGAAGCAGTATCAACTAATATAGAAGGTAAGAAGGTTGTTAATTATTCACAGATTATTGCCTTCCTTGTACAAGCAGTTCAAGATCAACAGCATCAAATTAATGAGTTGAAATCTAAAATATAATGGAGTAATTATGAAAGTAGTTTTAGTGACAGGGGGCTTTGATCCCCTGCATTCTGGTCATGTAAAGTATTTCCAAGAAGCAAAAAAACTTGGAGATATATTATGTGTAGGAGTAAATAGTGATGAATGGCTAACTCGTAAAAAAGGTAGACCGTTCATGCCTATTGAAGAAAGATTAGAAATAGTCGATAATATTAAGGGCGTTGGTATGGCTTTTGCCTTTAATGATGATGAAGATCATGCTGTAAACGCCATTAATCATATCAGAGAAAATTTCCCTAAAGGTTCACAAATTATATTTGCTAACGGTGGTGATAGGCATAAAGGGTCGACTCCAGAAGTAGAGTACGCAAGATCTTTGGCTGATCAAGGTAACATAGGATTTGTATTTGGCGTTGGTGGAAATAATAAAAAGAATTCTAGTAGTTGGATACTTGATGAATGGAAAACACAAAGGACCGAACGAGAGTGGGGTTATTGGCGGGTACTAGATGATAAAGGTACTGTTAAAGCGAAAGAGCTTGTAATCAATCCTGGCCAATCATTATCAGATCAGAGGCATTTCCATAGAAATGAGCATTGGTATATTCTTGAAGGCTCACTAAAAATAGATATTGAACGTGGTGATATTATATCTACTAATGTAGGTCGAGATGAAACCATCATTTTAAAACAACATCAAACATGCATTATATATAGAGAAGATTGGCACAGGGCTTATAATCCTTATGACAAACCATGTCATATACTTGAAGTACAGTATGGAAATAAATGTATTGAAGAAGATATAGAACGCAGAACTATTATAAATAAAGGTATGAAATAATCATGCCTAGTAACCTTAAAGGAGTCGAAAATGGCTACATATTCACCGGTAACTAAAACGCTTGCAAAAGCGGTACCAACTAAACGTGCGTCCGATAATAAAGTAACTCGGTGGCAAATCGAAGTAAACTATGCCTACGCAGGAGATGCAGATGCAGATCCAGTACAACCAGCATGGAATTCAGATTACTCTGAAACAGTTGAAATCGAAACACCATCAAAAGTAGCAACTGACTACACAAAGGCAGAACTCATCGCAATGATGCCTGCTGTTATCGATGATCACGTATTTCACGCACATTACGAGGCGTTCAATCTAGCACCCGCAGAACCTGAAGAGTCTGCTGTAGATGACTTTGATCTAGACACACTAGGTTAATAGGGATCTTATATAATGAGAAATGTTATGATTGCAGCGCCGTCTTACGACGGTACTATAACTGTATGGCATGCATCGGCTCTTAGCGAGACTTGTAAAGCAGGTCTTGCAAAGGACATAAACGTTTATTGCATTTACATGTCATATGATTCGTTAGTACAACGTGCTAGAAATGATATTGCCCAATTAGCTTTAGATCAAGGAGTCGATGATTTAGTTTTTATTGATTGTGACGTTGATTGGACCCCCGAAGATTTCTTTAAACTACTAGAGCATGATGCTGATGTTGTTGGAGGAATTTACCCTAAAAAGGGTGATGAAGAAGATTATCCCGTTAAAACATTAGATGGGAATATGAAATTTGAAGAGAGTGGTTTGGTAGAAGTTGAAGGTATTGCAACAGGTTTTTTAAGATTAACAAAAAAAGCATTGCAAACAGTTTCAGATGATAGTATTGAATATACCGAATCACATAAACCTAAACCAATTAAAATGATTTTTGATATAGTAATAGATGAAAAAGGTGAACTAATATCTGAGGATATTGTATTTTGTAGGAAGTGGAGAAAGTTGGGCGGTAAGGTATGGCTTGACCCATCTATTAAACTTTCGCATGTTGGAACAAAACGTTGGAATGGTGATTTTATGAGCTGGTTAAATAAAATAAAAAAATAAGGATTAATCCATGGCCATCAAGATTATAGGTACTACAGTCGTTAATGATAGTAGGCAATTACAAAATATTGCATCTCTTGATGCCACAACTAGTGCAACAATCTCTTCTGCTGTTGGCGGTGGAGGAGGCGGAGGCGGATTAGATTCTGCAGCAGTTTCAAATCTAGTAGATTCTGATTATGTCCGGCTTCATCAAATTGGAGCACTCATCGATAGCGATGTACCGACGGGCGTTAAAGCTGGTGATTTATGGTACGACAAGCAAGATGGCACTCTTAACATTTATTATCAAGATAGTGCAGAAACACCTGTTTTTGTCAACGTTGCAGCTTCAACAGCTGCAGCAGGGTCAGGCCTGAGTGATATTGTAGAAGATACAACTCCACAACTTGGAGGAAATCTTGATGGCCAGGGTAATACAATTACTAATGTTGCTGATATTTCAACAAGTGTAGCATCTGGTAACCCAACGCTAACTTTTGGTGATGGTACTGGTAACTTTGGTACTAGTAAAATTGAATTTAACAGTGGAACCTCAGGCGTAGCTGGTCATCTTCAACATGTTGGAGGCCAAGGGTTTGAATTGAAGACTAATAGTTCTGGTAATACAATTAAGTTTTGTACTTATTGCCATAACCCATCAGCTCATTGCAACCCCTTAACTATAAACGCTTTAGGTACTGTAACATTCAATAATGCTTTTACTTTACCTGCTGCAGACGGATCTGCAAATCAAGTTCTCACAACAAACGGTAGTGGAACTGTATCTTGGGCTACTGCTGGGGGTGGAGGTGGAGCTTCTAATATTGATGGTCTATCTGATGGTAAGTCTCCAGATGTGTCATCTTTAGGTTTAGGAACCGGTGCTCTAGCTAACGATGATGGATCTACTAATTCAAATACTGCTGTTGGTCGATGTGCTTTAAACTCATTAACTACTGGATCTAGCAACTCTGCATTTGGTGATCAGGCTTTAAAAGTTAATAATGGTAACAACAACAATGCATTTGGTTTTGGAGCATTATACGCTAACACAAGTGGTCAATATGGACATGCTTTTGGTCGATATGCGTTGTATTCTAATACAACTGGTGGTTATAACATCGCTATGGGCCATCAAGCAATGTGCAGTAATACAACAGGCTGTATGAATCTTGCCATTGGTCACAAAGCTCTACAATGCAATACATGTGCTATTGAAAATACTGTAATTGGTTATGGATCTACTCGAAACAATACTATAGGTTCTTATAATACTGCTCTCGGTAGTAAAACACTCTATAGTAATACCAGCGGAGCTAGTAATATAGCTATAGGTTTCTGCTCCCTTTATGCAAATACTATTGCAAGTAATAACATTGCTATTGGAGCTCAAGCTTTAAAAGCTAACACAACAGGTGCAGGAAACGTCGTTGTAGGTACTAATGCTTTGTGTAATCCAACTACAGGTTCTTATAATACTGTCATCGGTCATCAAGCAATGGGAACTTCTGTTACATCAAACTGCAATGTTGCAGTTGGTTATCTAGCAGGTTATCAGGCTTGTGGCTATGATAACGTTTTTATTGGCACGCATTCTGGTCGAAAGAATACCAATGTGAGATGGGCAACGACTGTTGGTGCGAATGCTGCTTGTTGTGTAGCTTCTGGTTGTCAATATATATCTATTGGTCAAGCGCATCAGTGTTCAACATCTGTAAATAGATCGGTTGCCATTGGTTATGCGGCCGCATGGAAAAACACTCACAATCAATCGGTTGCTATTGGGCATTATACTAACTCATGTGGAGGATCATCTCAGACAGCGATAGGGTATTATGGCCTTTCATGTAATACGTGTTATGGTAATGTTGCAATTGGTAGTAACGCTATGCGTAATAATACCACCGGTAAATATAACATAGCGATTGGCTATGGATCTATGTGTGGTACTGGATCTACAGGTGCTGGTAATTGCAATGTCTATATTGGACACCAATCAGGAATGAAAACTACCACTGCGGCATTAAATATCGGTCTTGGTTATCAAGTTTTATGTGCGGCAACCACTGGTGGTTGCAATGTTGCGATGGGAAGACTAAGTTTAAGATCTTTAACAACTGGCCAATGTAATACAGCTATAGGTGAACAAGCTGGTCTAAACTTAACTACAGGGTGTGGCAATCTTTTACTAGGTAGAAGCGCTACCGCAAGCTCTGCAACCGCCAATAATGAAATCACACTTGGCGATGCTAACATTACAGCGTTTAGGATTCCTGGTTTGCAAGCAGGCGCTTCATCAGGTCACGTAATGTGTTATAATGGTACTTCATTAGTACTAGCAGCTGCATCAGGTGGTGGCGGTGGTGGTGCTTCTTCTATTAATGGCCTTAGTGATGCAATCTATGATACTACAGATAATAACCTAGGTCTAGGTGATAATGCTTTAGGTAGTATTAATGCTGGTGCTGGTACATCAAATGATAATACAGCAATCGGTGATAACGCAGGTGCTAATATAGCTGCTGGAGGTAATTATAATACTGCATTTGGTGCTGCTGCTTTAAAAGATAATGCTACTGCAGATGGTATGACTGCAATAGGTAAAAGTGCTGGAGAGCATGCAACTGGTAATAACTTTTTAACAGCGATAGGTTATAGAGCAGCTGAGAATTGCGCTTCAAATGCTTATGGTGGAGTTGCGATTGGTTGCGGCGCACTAAGAAGTGGTTGCGGTAATGGTACTATTGCAATTGGTATGAATGCTGGGTGTCAAGCTAAAGGTAGTAGCAATATTATTATAGGCCGTGACGCTTTAATTGCAAACAATACCGGCGGCAATAACGTTGTTATGGGTTATGGTTCTAGTAAATGTTTAACCACGGGTTGCTATAACGTAGCAATGGGGACAAATAGTCTACAAAAAACGACTGTTGGTAAAAATAACGTTACTGTTGGCCCTCAAAGTATGTGTGCTAATACATCCGGTTGCTGTAATACAGCCGTTGGATATGGTGCCTTAAAGCTTAATACCTTTGGTCACCAGAATACTGCGATCGGGTTAAATTCGCAAAATAAAAATACTACAGGTAATAATAATACATCTGTAGGTACAAATGCACTTTGTACTATTACTACAGGTTCTAATAACCTTGTTTTAGGATATAATGCTCAACCAACTTCAGCGACCACATCTAATGAAATTACTCTTGGTAATGCTAGTAATAACTTGCTACGTATTCCAGGCCTAGGATCAACAGATGGCCATGTGCTAACGTATAGTACTTCTAGTGGTGGTATTGTATTATCGGCCGCATCAGGCGGTGGTGGTGGTGCATCTGCTATAAATGATCTATCTGATGCTAGATCACCTGACGCTAATTCAATTGGTATAGGTACAAACGCTCTTGCAAATGCAAATAATACAACATATAACTTTGCATTTGGGTGTAATGCTGGTCAAAATATAACTTCTGGTACTTTTAATACACTTATGGGCTTTAGCGCTGGTGGTGCTATGACTACTGGCGCTTTGAATACTGCTGTAGGTGCAAGGGCAATGCTGACACAGCAAGGTTGCGGGGGATGTAACGTAGCTGTAGGTAATGATGCTATGAGATATAACACTTGCGGCCGATTGAATGTCGCGATTGGTGTTCAAGCTGCACACTCTGGTCTTAACACTTCTGAAAATGTTGCTATAGGTTACCAATCTCTTTACTCAGCTACAACAGGAGCTAAAAACATTACTGTTGGTAATCACGCTGGGCAGGGTATAACAACGGGTAGTAATAACATTGCTATTGGTTGTAAAGCTGGTGATAAGATCCGCCAAGGGTGTAGTAACATTGCTGTTGGCACACAGGCTATGAAATATGGTCATAATAATAAGTTCAATGTTGCTATTGGTGACTGTGCAATGTATGGGGGAAAAACAACAGCTCATAACGTTGCGGTAGGTGCATATGCACTAATGTATGGTTCATGCGGTGTTACAGCTCACGCTGATGGGTATAACGTTGCTATTGGCGGTTGCTCTATGAAAACCAATAGAACAGGCCTTTGTAATACTGCTGTAGGTGGTATGACATTAACATCAATGTGCCACGGTTGTTATAACATTGCCTTGGGTTACTGCTCAGGTCATAGTTTAGTTAACGGTAGTAACAATATTCTTATTGGTCAAAATGTACAAGCTGCATCGACAACTACATCAAATGAAATAGTAATTGGCAATACATCTAATACTGTTTTCAAAATGCCTGGTATTTTTGCAGGCGCTTCTTCTGGTGATGTATTATGTTACAACGGTACTTCATTAGTACTAGCAGCCGCATCAGGCGGTGGCGGTGGTGCATCTGCTATAAATGATCTGAGTGATGCTAAGACTAATGCCACAAGCGTTGGATTAGGTACTAATGCATTAGCTGCATTAACCGCAACCGATAGGAATGTTACTGCAGTAGGTATATGCGCCCTGGCAGCAAATACTACAGGAGTAATGAACGTAGCTATAGGTACAGATGCCTTAAAGCAAGCGGTTAATACATATGACACAGTTGCAATCGGGTATAATGCTATACGCAGTATGCAAACTACCGCTCTTGGACACTCTAACGTTGCTGTTGGTTCGATGGCAATGTATCAAAACACTGCAGGAAGATATAACGTAGCTGTCGGTAAAGCTGCTATGAGATCTGTTACTAGTGGTGATAACAACATATTTATGGGGTTCAAATCTGGATATGGTAATGCTTCCACCGGTGGTTGTAATGTGGGTATCGGCCATCATACTCTGAAGTGTTATAAAAGCGCTTTTAATAATGTAGCTATCGGTACTTACGGACTAACAGCTGTTACAACAGGATACGGTAATACGGCAGTTGGTAACAAATCTGCCTGTAAGGTAACTACCGGTAAATGGAACGTTTCCTTAGGCGGCTATAGCCACTGTAATTTGACAACAGGTTCTAGTAACACAGCATTAGGTTACCAAGCTGGCCATGGTATGTCTACTCAAAGTAATAGTATCAGTATTGGTTATCTAGCAGGATATCTTGCATCTGGAGCCTGTAATGTTGGCATTGGTGTAAGAGCTGTTTATAATGGTTCAGGTGTTAAAAATATTGGTATTGGTGAATGCGCTTTAAATGGCGTACCAACAAATAATAACGTTGCTATCGGATGGAAAGCATATAAATCAATTAGTGGTACTGCGGCCTATGGTGTAGCAGTTGGTAATAATTCTTTAGAATCAAATACAACCGGTACAAGAAATACTGCGGTAGGATTTAACTCGTTAAATGCAAACACTGGTGGTTATAATAATACAGCTCTTGGTTCATGTGCAATGCGTAATGGTCTTGTTGGCTATAGCAATATTGCCTTGGGGCATTCAGCAGGGTATAATTTAGGGACAACCGCAGACGGTCGTAATAGTATAGCAATTGGTGAAGCTGCGATGTGCAACCTAGGTTCTCAGCCACAGCATGCTATTGCGTTGGGTATGAACTCGCAACAGTTAGCTGGTGGTAATTACAATATTTCTGTTGGTGGGTATGGCCTGAGATCTTCTACTGGTACGTATAATGTTGCTGTTGGTTATGCCGCGCAGCAAAATAATACTACCGGCAATTGTAACGTAGCAGTTGGTCACCAAGCACTGCAAGCAAACACTACTGGTGAATTCAATGTAGCTGTGGGACATAAGGCATTATTATATGCAACCCCTGCCAAGTTTTCAACAGCTGTAGGTTACTGTGCGGCTGCATTTAACTGTGGGTGGTGGAATGTTTCTATGGGGTATCTTGCAGGCGCCGGAGGATCATCTCTTGCTTGTGGGTATGGTAATACTGCAGTAGGTGGATGCGCTTTACAATATGTAAAAGGCTGTAAAAACGTAGCAATCGGCCATCAAACATTAAACAATGTAACTACTGGACATTGCAATGTTATGGTTGGAAATGGAGATGGAGGTGTTACTACAGGATGTAACAATCTTATACTAGGCGCCGGGGCTTGTTCATCAGCTGGAACCGTATCTAATGAAATTACTTTAGGTAATGCTAACAACAACCTGCTACGTATACCAGGTCTTGGGTCTACTGACGGTCATGTACTAACATATAGCACTTCTAGCGGAGGCCTTGTACTAGCAGCTGCTGGTGGAGGCGGCGGTGGTGCATCTGATTACGTAATAGAAAACAAAACTTCTGCTTATACTATTGTAGATGGAGATTTAGGAAAAATAATTCGCTTTACTTCCGGTACTGTAGATGCTACTCTTCCTGCTGGTTCATCAGCTGACACTGGATGGAATGTACAAGTCTGGAACGATGGTACAGGTGTAATTAGTGTAAAACCAAATGGCTCAGAATTTATCGGAGTTCAGAGTTCTGGAAACGGATTTACAGCAGCTGATCCGTATAAACTAAATACAGGTAAAGGAATAACATTAGCTTGGAACGGAGCAAGTTGGAATGTTGCAGCTGAAAAACCATGGGATTATTATCACCATGGCACAGCTGTAGGGCCAAACTCTTATGCATATAATAACTATGCAACCGCGGTTGGATCCCAAGCGCGTGCTACCGGAGTAGGAGGAATTGCAATTGGTGCTGGTCTTGGAGGTAATGTTACAGCTAATGGCTCAAGGTCACTAGCTGCAGGTGATGCTGTTACTACTCAGGGCGGATCATCAACTGCGCTGGGTTGTGGAACATATACAAATGGAGGTTTGGCGTTCGGAGCTAATATTGGAAGTCACTCTTCTTCGATGGGCGCGTGTGGAGCTTGTAGTGTCGCAATAGGATTTAACGCAAGAGCAACACAAACATGTAATGTAGCAATAGGATATCAGTCACAAGTAACCAGCGCTGGTTCTGTTGCATTCGGTATTTGCGCCCGAGGAACTAATCAGCACACTGTAGCAATAGGATCATGTGCTAATGCAAGTGGACCTGGAGCTGTAGCTGTAACCGGAGGTTATTTCGGGTCGAGCAATGTGACCAGTGGCGGCGCCGTTTTTGGCACTGGTGGTCTTAAATCTTGTGGTCAACACGCTTTTGCTTTTGGTTCATACTCTAAAGCATCGTGTGATAATTCTATAGCAATTGGTACAACAGCCCTTGCAGACACTAAAGGTAAAGTAGCTATTGCTACAGATGGTTTCAGCGCAGAGTATAATTTAGCAGGTGACGCTCAACGCGGATTATATATATTAAAAGCAGCTACTACAGATGCAACTGTAACTGCGCTAACAGCAAACATATCAACTGCTGCTGCGGACAACCAATTTACACTTAGAAATAATTCTGCATATGCATTTAATGGAACTATTGTAGGTAGAGAAAGCGCGGCTAATGGAACAGAAAGTGCAGCATTTAAAATAGAAGGATTAGTACGTAGAGAAGCTAACGCAGGGACAACCACACTTGTAAATTCAGCTATTACAGTTCTTTCTAATGCTGATAGCTGGGGAGGTATAGCTCTAGTTGCTGACACCTCAAACGGCGCGTTAAAAATTAACGTAACCGGTAAATCATCTACTAGTATTAGATGGGTTGCAACAATAGATACATCAGAAGTAATTTACGCCTAAGGAGATACTAATGGCTATTCAACAAAATATCGCAGAAGACGCCTCTCAGTTTGGCATTTCATTTAATAATGCTTACTATAGAATAGTTGCTGCAGGAGTTAATCGTACACCTAATCCTGACTTAACATTTCATGTTACAATTCAATTATTAGCTTACGCCACACCAACACCAGATATGAATACACGAGATGTTGATGTTAAATGTTATGATGCAGCACTTGCAGACATTGAAGCTAAAACAGGTGATACATTCTTAGCTAAGTGTTATGCTTGGGTTATGGCTCAAGAAGACATGGATGGTTCTACAGCTGTATAAATACTAATAGTTAATTAAGGAATTATTTATGGCAATTAACATTAATCACCAGACTAACGACATCTCAGCTACTAGCGGGTCTTTTACGATAGATGGTGCAGCAACGATTATGCCAACGGTTTGGGTAGATTATGCGCCTCAGTCAAACAGTATAAATGCCAGTAGCGGTCTGGGTAGTATAACAGATAACGGCACAGGCGATCAGACCTTTAATTTTTCTACTGCCAAGACAAATCAATATTATTCTTACGGTGGTTGCGGTTACGATGATGCACTTGGAGGTGCAGATGATGGGATAACCACCGCTGGTTATGCAACTAAAACATCATCAGCTATTAGAATGATAAGTGGCTATAGAAACACTGAATATGACTATGATAACTTTAGCTACTTTTTTGGTATGACTTAATAATGGTAGAATATACAAAATATCGTGTTGTCTTTGATGATCCAGATGCTCTTGATGAACCGACAAAGGTGCTTGTGCCCTCACAAAATTGGCTAGATGAAGCTATGACTGGTAACTTGCCACCCATCTGGGTGTATTGGCAGTTACAAGATGATGAGCAGCAAGCAATTAAAGAAGGGCGTCATAGCACCTTTAAACATGATCCAGAAAAACATGCTTTGCAATGGACTGCCCCACGCATTGGGCATTTGACGGAAGAAGAGGCAATGGAATATCTTGTAATGAAAGATTTACCTCGCCGTTGTTGGGCAGAAAAACATAACCGCCCGATGTTTAAAATTGTAAGAACAGAGGCAGTGCCAAGCGATAGACAGTTTCGTAATGCTTGGGAGATGGTAACATGAGCACGATTAAGTAGGAGATATGTAAATGACACAAACACTTATTAAAATAGGCGCAACACAGTATAACTCCGCAGACTATACAATCCCAGCGGAGCGCACGTTTCGTGATGGGTGGGAAGCTAATGCAGACACAGGGGTAATTTCTGTGAACATGGCAAAGGCTAAAGATATCTGGCGCAATAAGATCCGCGCAGCAAGAGTTGATCCACTGGCTGCTTTGGACACTGCCTTTATGAAAGCGCAAGAAACAGACGCAAGCACAACTCAGATTATAGCTGACAAGCAAGCACTGCGTGATGCCCCTGCACTATTAAGCATTGACGCAGCTACAACCCCTGATGAGCTAAAAGCTATTCAACCAATCCCTAATGTTACGATATAGATGCTAGGTATTTAACACAATATATATGTACATATACGCTTTGATGTGATATAATAAATTATAAAAATAATATGGAGAAATTATGTCTTTAGATACCTATGTAGTTGAGGGTGGTATTGGTAAATGTGTTATGTTTACTGCGCTTTTACCTAAACTAGCTGAAAGAGCTGGCGGTCCAGTTCAAATCGTAACACCTTATATTGATGTGTTTAGAGATAATCCTCTTGTCAAGATGTGTTTTGATGAGTCATCTATTCCATTAGATGATCAAAGAATTTTAGAATCAGATAATATCTACTATTCAGAACCTTACAAAAGCAATTTTGTGAAAGGCGATTGGCATTTAGTACAAGCATATTGTAAGCTACACGATATTGAATATGATCCTGGTATGCGTCCTAAAATGTATACCGATTGGGCAAAAGAAGATACACAAAAATGGTTGTCAGATAATAACATTAAAAACTATATTATGGTTCAGTTTACTGGTGGGCAAACTCCAATTGGATGGGACCCTAATAACCAATATGTTAGTTCTAATGCAGGCCGCAACTATCATCCATATTTCTCTCAAAGTATCGTCAATGTATTGAACGAAAAATTTCCGGATCATACTATTATTGATGCTAGTATGCCTAATGAACCTGGCTATGCTGGATCAATTAAATGTGATAAATCATATCCAGTATTACATGAGCTGTTAAAGAAAGCAAAGGGATTTATTGGTATTGATTCTTGTGTCCAGCATTTTGCAGCATCTGCAGGAACTTCAGGTGTTGTAATTTGGGGTAACACGCGATGGACACAATTTGGTTATATGCAAAACTATAATATGTCATTTCATGATAAGAAGAAATATAACACATACTATAAAATGGATATCGCTGACCCACGTAATCTTATGGTAGACGCTCAAGATGTTTATGATACATATGTAAACAAAGTTCATGGACGTAAACCAAAAGAAAAAGAAATAAGGTTTGCACACAAATGATTATTGAAACTCCTATCAGTGTAGGTGAATTGGTTGATAAAATTACAATTTTAAGAATCAAAAGCCGTAAAATTAAAAACGCAGATAAACTAAAAAATGTCGGTGCTGAGCTAGATAAACTGCAGTATGTTTTTTCTGGTCTGACTAAAAACAGTATTCCTGATATTATAAATGAATTTGTAATGCTAGAAAGCATTAATAAAGAGTTGTGGGATATTGAAGACCAAATAAGAAAAAAAGAAATGTTAGAAGAATTTGATAGCGAATTTATTGAATTAGCTAGGTCAGTATACATTACAAATGATAAGAGGTCAGAGGTTAAAAAGAAAATTAATGAAATGACCGGTTCAGAATTAGTTGAAGAAAAATCGTATGAGCAATACTAAAAAATATAATTTTATCTCAGGGTTACCTCGATCTGGTTCTACACTGCTTTCTACTATCTTAAACCAGAATCCTAGATTCACGGCAGGCATATCAGACCCTCTTGCGGACTTTGTGAAGAGTAAAATAACAGCTGTGAATATGAATGTGGGAATGGCAGACGTGGTTCCAGACGAGAGGTTATACGACCTTATGAGAGCAGACTTTGATGCTTTCTATAAAGATGATACAGAAGTTTGTTTTAATACTGGTAGAGGATGGGCCGCTGACACTCATTTACTAAAACAATTATACCCCGACTTTAAAATGATTATTACAGTTCGAAGCATACCTTGGATTTTAGATTCTTTTGAAAAGCTTCATAGAAAGAACCCTCTAAAAATAAAACCATTATATGATCACATTGACTGGGCATCTGTTTATGAGCGTTGTCATATGCTTATGGGACAATATCCAGATAAAAATGCCAGAGTAAAAGGTCCTTTAGATTTTGTTAAACAGGCTGCAGCATGTGAAGAGCAAGAAAATATTATGTTTATTGAGTATGATGTTTTAGCTTCTCATCCAAAAGAGGTTATGAAACACATATATGAATTCATTGAAGAGGAATGGTATGAACACGACTTTAATAATACCGAAGCTTCTTATGATAATTATGATACAGATGCTAAAATAGAGGGATTGCACAAAGTCAGAAAAGACGTAAAGTTTGAGCAGAGAGAAACAATTCTGCCTTCTGACTTATTTAATATGTATGCGGAATATGACTTTTGGAAACAAGAGGATAGTCCTTTGAAGAAGTGTAGGTTCTTATATGCAGAAACCAAGTAGTCCGATCGGCGGTACAGAATTACTTTATAATAATCTATCAAAAAGAGTTGACTTTTCTGATATTAATCTTATATTATCAATGTGTCATCCAGATTTTTTATCTAATGACAAACCTAATGTATTGTGGCAGCATTTAAATATTAATGAAGAGAATGCTAAAGGTCTTAGTGATCCTGAATATACAAAAAGACTAGATGCTATAGTGTTTGTTTCGCATTGGCAACACGAACAATTTAGAAAAAACTTTCCTTTGGATAATGTAGATTGTTATGTTATTCAGAACGCTATACCAGAGTTTGAATGGAAAGAAAAACCAAAGGATAAAATAAAATTAATTTACACTTCTACGCCCTGGAGGGGTTTACATATCCTAGCAGAAGTACTATATAAGTTAAATAGAGATGATATCGAGGTTGATGTATATTCAGGCACTTCAATTTATGGACCTAGTTTTGCAAAACAAACAGAAGGACAATTTGAACATATATATAAAGGTATAAGTGAGTTAGGATATAACCATATAGAGTATGCACCAAACGCAGTAGTGCGTGAAGCAGTTCAAGATGCTCATATACTAGCTTATCCATCAGTATTTGAAGAAACAAGTTGCTTAGCGGCAATTGAAGCTTTATCTACAGGATGCAAAGTAGTAACTACTAACTATGGCGCATTATATGAAACATGCGGAACATGGGCAGACTATGTTCCAATTAGTAATAATATTGTCGATAGATATGCTAAAGCTCTTGATAATGCTATCGACACATATTGGGATAATTATATCTGGCGTAAAAGTCAGTATAAACATTATTTAAATCATTGGTCTTGGGGAACAAGACAATATGAATGGAAACAGCTAATAAACGAGGTAACAACACATGGCTGAAGAACAACAAAAGCAAATGATCACAATCAACGAAAAAGAATATGCAATTGAGAATCTTACAGATGATCAAAAGGGTATGCTTGCTCAGATCACTAATCTAGATAATAAGGTAGGTAACCTTAATATGGAAATGGCACAGCTCCAGGCTGCGCGACAATTCTTTGTAAACAATCTATCAGCTTCTGTTGAAGCTCCAGAAGATGTTGCAGAAGAACTGGACGAAGAATAATTCAAACAAATTGGATGTTTAAAACCTTATAAATACTGTTAATTAGAAAGGTTTTAATATGCCCAAGATAAAATTTCCAAGTTCTAGAACATTAAACCAATCCGTTACTACTAACGGAGTTAGTTATAAGTGGGATGGGCGTAAGTTTAAAAAACTTGCGATCAGTACCCTGGAAGCTTCTAATCTTACCGGATTAGAAGCTCAATTAACTTCTAAGCTTGGTGACGAGACCGGAATGCCAGATGCTGTAATAACTGTAAGTACAGCAGGAAGCAATGTATATAAATTTACAGGAGACGGGTTTCCTTCGGAATCAGGTAACAACCCTGATATGTATTTTGAAAGAGGCAAAACCTATTGTATCCACAACTCATCTTATTCATCTCATCCATTAGCAATTAGAGTCTCTAATGGAGGTTCAGCATATACATCTGGAGTAACAGGAGCTAGTAGTGCTAAGGTATCATTTACAGTTCCTATGGATGCTCCTGATTCTCTAGTATATCAATGTACCAATCACTCAGCAATGGTGGGTAACATTTATGTTACAGGTAAGGCTATTAAAGGCTATGCACTTGAAGTTGTAGCCTCTTTGCCTGGCTCTCCAGATGCTAATACAATCTATTTCGTAACAGGATAATAAAATGCCGTATAAATTACTTTCTAAATATTTACCAGAAAATTTTTCTGTATATGAACATAAATATTACGATGATTGTCTAGAAGTCTATGTTCCTATGAAACACACAGATAGTGATGGAGAAACTACAATAGTAACAAAAACACTTTCAATTGAAATAGAAGATAACGAGCGATGGGCAATAACGCAAGCTAAAGTAAACGACGCAATTCTAGAGGAGATATCGTAATGGCAGTTTATTGGGTAGACCCTTATCTAGAATCATCAGGTGGTGGTATTCATGGAACAACCGGTAATGGCAGCGGTACGTATGCTTCACCGTGGAAGTTATCCCATTTGTTAGCGAATAGTACTTCTAGCAAATTAAGTACATTAGCGTCAGGAGATCATGTAAGATTTAAAGGTTTGCCTTTTGATGACTTTTTTGGATCATCACAAGCATGGACAAGTACAGGAAGTAATCCAAGTTCATACTCCCATGCAACATTTAATAAACAGTTTATGTATGCGATAAGAAAAGATACAGGTGAGAAGTATTATAAGGCTCAATACTCTTCATATAATCAGTTTAGATTTGTACCTCAAGGAAGCACTTGGAATGAGCATTATCCTCTATTAGATACTTCTCATGGCGTTAAAGTTATGCCAACATCTAAAAGTATTTCCCAGAGTACAATTTATACACAAAATCAAAACAATACGAATATGGATTTTTTAAAACCAAGTGATATGTCAGGAGGGGCCAGCGGTATCGGGCGGCATGGTATTACTGTAACAGCAGGATGGGTAAGCGAAACATCTCAGACGGGTGGTATGACTATTATTCATAGTAATGCGGACAGAAGTGATTCTCAAGATCAATGGAGATGGGGTGGTAATACCACTAGTCATATGGGATGTGTTAACTGGGATTGCAGAAATACTTTAATATTAGGTAATTCTCAATATCAATGGAGTTATATTTATGGTGGTGATGTAAAATTAGAAGCTTTTAAAGGCTCATCGTACATGCCTGGGTATGGTGTCAGCATTTACAGTAATGGTGATGTTGATGTCGGTCATTTGGGCTCAGGGGGTTATACTAACATTTATCAATATATGAAGGATGATGGTGAGAATGATGAAACTAAAGTAACATATACTTTTGATCTAAATAGATGGACTATGGGGTATAGTAGTCAATATCATTATGCTTATTTCCCTAGTACGTCTCAGTTAAGCAGTTATAGCAATTCAACACCAAGAACTTTAAATGCCTATATTAAATTAACAGATGGGCAATATGGCTGGAGATTTACTGATAGTACAAGCGGCAGTTCCATACCAGGAACTTTTAATTTAAATTTTAGAGATGGTTATCATCATTCTAAAAGAGAGACGGGCCATTTACTGCAGAGTTATAATTCAAATTACAAAACAATTAATGTAAATGTAGGAACACCAAGTACACACGCTCCTCAGTTCAGTTATAATAGTAATGTTGAAGAAAATACTGGTTATGGGGGATTAGGAACTAACCCAAACAGTAATTTTAGCTTTGGTAGTATGAATAGTCAAACGTCAAGACTGGTATCGGATGCAAGTAATATTTTTTCTGCAGCTTCAACTGATACGACATACAGATCATTTTCATCGACTTTAGATTTAGTCGATTCCTCATTAGAATTGGCTCAAGGAAATCCACTTAATTTTAATCAAGATCCAGGTGACAGGTTACCATGGAAAGTAACAGTGCTTAGAAATGATAAAGATCGTAGACCATGTACTTTAGTTAGCCCAGAAAGTAACGCAGGACCTTCATATCTTCAGTTTAATAGTCCATCAAACAGCAATAAGCTAGTCTGGCATTTCTTTAATAACAATGGTGGTTACACATATTCAGACAATTATGCATTACAAATTCCTGATTATTCTTCTAATGATTTGAGATTAAATTGGAATGTTAGTCACACTTCAGGTTTAGGAGTTACGTTTAGAATTTCTCTCTGGTATATTCAAGATAAAGCCATTGGCGCTTCAGGAAACACATATGCTTATACTAATAATTATAAACTAGGTCCATATTCATCACCGACCACTACATCTACTACCGCTGTTTTTGCACAAACTATTTCTTCATCAACGTTAATAGATATTGCTCCAAAATACATGTGGGCTTTCTGTGAAGTAATTAAGGCAACTGATAATACTACTGTTGGTAATGTAATATTTAATCAATTAGACTTAACACAAATAACTTAAAATGGCAGTTCCATCATATTCCTTTTTTAGCGGTACAGGAAATCGCCCATGGAGTGATACATTAATTGGCATTGATGTAGGGAATATGTATGTTTCAGATACTATTAAAGCATCAATAACGATTAGAAAACAAATTCATGCAAAATATAGAAATGCTAATAAAACTTGGGTAGACTTAGATGCTGTAAAAGATGATAAACCAAATCTAGGATTTATTCGGCCACTATTTAGTACAACCGCTGAACACGGAGCAGCGCCCGAAGGAGGAGGAGGAGGAGGTGGGGGATCTGCTACTCGTAATTTAAAAATAGGAAGTACAGCAATAAACAGTATATATTTAGGAAGCTCTCAGTTTACACACGTATATATTGGTAGTACTTTAATCTGGAGTCAATCATAATGGCAACTCAAACTATTTTTTATGAAGGGTATGATGTAGAAGTAAAGGCAGGGTCAGGTGTTTATGTACTTAAGGGCTGGGATACTAACGGCTCTTTTGGAGACACTAATAATAAGACTATTAATATGGCTGCGAACTCTGTTATTAAATTTAAAATACTAAATACAACCGGACATCCATTTTGGATAAAAACATCGAATTCTACAGGAACCAGTAATGCTGTAACAGGCTCGACTGTATTTGCTAACACTGGTAGAACTACTGATTATATTCTATTTGCTCCTACATCTGCGGGAACTTATTATTATAACTGCGAATATCATTCATCTATGGCAGGCCAAATAGTAGTAGCATCTTAAGTGTATAAATAGATCTAACAGAGTTAGAGGAAAAATTAATGGCTAATCCATCGACAAGACAAGGTTTGATAGATTATTGTTTACGCCAACTTGGTGATCCAGTAATTGAGATTAACGTAGATCCAGATCAGCAAGAAGATCGGGTTGATGAAGCATTACAATATTATCAAGATATTCATTCCGATGCTACATTAAGAAGTTATGTAAAACACGAATTAACATCAGATGATATTACTAATGGCTATATTCCTTTATCTACCAGTGTAACATATGTCACAAGACTCTTTCCTCTACACGACAATATCACTTCAAAGAACTTTTTTGATGTAAAATATCAGTTAAGTTTAAATGACTTTTTTGATCTACAGACATATATTGGCGATATGGCTTATTACGAACAGATGCAACAGTATTTAACACTTATTGATATGAGGTTAACTGGTACGCCTCAGGTCCGCTTCTCGCGTAAACAAAATAGGCTTTATATTGACGGTGATCTGGACGGTGAAGACCTAAAAGCAGGTGATTATATAATTGCAGAAGTTTACGAAATAATCGACGGTAATTCTTTTTCAGCTATTTGGAATGATAGATGGTTAAAAGAATACACGACTGCTTTAATTAAAAGGCAATGGGGTCAAAATTTAATTAAGTTCGAAGGTATGCAGCTTCCAGGTGGTGTTACTATTAATGGCCGACAATTATACGAAGACGCAATTCAAGATATAGAAAGACTAAAAGAAGAATTAAGACTGGAACATGAGTTTCCTGCAGATTTCTTTGTGGGGTAAACTATGTCAATTAATCCATATTTTAGCCAAGCAGTAAGATCTGAGCAGAGTCTATACGAAGATATCGTAATAGAATCACTAAAGATTTATGGCCAGGATGTTTATTATCTTCCTAGAGATATAGTGAATAAAGATACTATTCTAAATGAGGATGTACCTTCATCTTTTAACTCATCTCATAAAATAGAAATGTATATCGAGAATGTTGAAGGCTTCGATGGAGAAGGTGATCTATTTACAAAGTTTGGTGTTGAAATTAGAGACCAAGCAACTTTTGTAGTATCACGTAAAAGATGGGAACAAACTGTAAAAAGATATGACGCTGAAATTAATTCTGTTAGACCTCTCGAAGGCGATTTAATATATCTTACAATGACTAATAAATTGTTTGAGATTATGCATGTAGAGCATGAGCAACCGTTCTATCAATTGTCAAATCTACCAACTTATAAATTACGTTGTGAGTTGTTTGAATATAGCGGTGAAGATCTTGATACAAATATCGAACAAATAGACGCTATCGAAGGTTTAGGATTTACTTTAGATCTCACTATGGTAGATTCAGCATCAACTGGATTTGTAGTAGGTAATACAGTTACACAGACTCTATCATCCGGAGTTATTGTTACTGGCGAGATTACTAATTACGTAGATTCTTCAAATATAATTTCGCTTGCTCATATCGGAGCTAATCAACCTGGATATCATACATTTGCTGCAGGTAATATTACATCACCTGATTCTGCTGGAAATACATTAGTACGTACAATAACTGCTATAAATGAAGATCTTCCGGTAAATTCACAAAATTCTATATTTGATGCAGTAGATTTCTTAGACTTCACTGAGTCAAATCCGTTTGGAGATCCTACTTAATGTTTGGTACATGGTTTTATCACGAAAGAATTAGAAAGTCTGTAGCTACTTTTGGTAGAATATTTAATGATATTTACGTCATTAGACAAGACGCATCTGGCAATGCTTTATCACAAATTAAAGTTCCTTTGTCATATGCTCCTAAGCAAAAGTTTTTAGAAAGAATTCAAGAAAATCCAGACCTTGATACGGATCAAAAGATTGCCGTTAAGTTACCTCGTATGTCATTTGAAATTATTTCTATAACATATGAGCCTGCTAGGCAATTGCCTAAAAATAATAACTTTATGCGTCCTGGTACAACTACAACTGTTGCTAATAAATTTAATGCTGCTGCTCCATACAATATTTCTTTTCAGCTTAGTATATATTCTAAAAGTCAAGACGATGCTTTGCAAGTAGTAGAGCAAATTATTCCATATTTTAATCCACAATATAATGTTTCTATTAAGCCCTTTAAAGATTATCCATTAGTAGTTGAAGATGTTCCTGTAACTTTACAAGGAGTAACTTTCTCTGATGACTTTGAAGGTCCACAAGAACAAAGGCGCACAATTATTTATTCATTAGATTTTGACATGAAAGTCAATTTTTATGGACCAACTAATAGTGC